TGACCGTATCCTTCATTGCAGTGATGCCAGCTATGAGTATCATTACGCCCACCAATAACCCGCAATATCCATCTATAGGTATTTTCCAGAAATGAGCAGCAAGTGCAGATGCAAGAACAACCATTGTGGAAAATGTATCAGATAAACTGTCTTTCGCCGTCGCTATCATGGTCGCACTCTCTATCTTTCTGCCTATACTCCTGTTGTAGAAATACATATATATCTTTACTCCAATTGAAACAACGAGTATAACGGCAACTAGACTGCTGAATTTTGGAAGTTCCGGATGTAGGATCTTTCCGATTGAATCTTTAATAAGCTCGTAGGCCATCAATATGATCATGACTGCTACAAATAAGCCTGATATATACTCTATTCTTCCATGTCCAAACGGATGATCCGGGTCCGGTTTTCTGCCAGATAACTTAAAGCCTATCATAGATATAAACGAGCTTCCTGCATCTGATAAATTGTTGAACGCATCCGCCGTGATCGAGATAGCACCCGAAAGTAATCCAGCGAAGAATTTTCCCAGAAACAATAATACATTCAAAAATATACCAACAGCTCCGCAAAGAACACCATATTTCTCCCTCACCTTGCTATCCTTATAATTATCTGATTTGATCCACAACTTCGACAATAATGTCACCATATCTTTTGTTCCTCCTAATCTGAATCTCAAAAGTTCTGAAAAAAAGAACCCACAAAAGCGTTGGACTTCTGCGGGTTCTTGATATATCTGAAATGATATATAATTATCTCTTTGATAATTTTCGACCACGGTTTTAAGCCATTTCTACAGCTTTTGTTTCTAGTAGATTACTACTATTTTTTATCTTACATTATCTTGCAGGCATTTGTCCTAGCATGAGTTTCTACCTTATTATAATAACTCATTTACACGGTGCTGAATCTTATTAGGATCATACCCTGCTGCCTTAAGCCTGTCAATACGTTCCTGACCATTGCCCCAGCGGCCAGCGATTACTTCATGTGCAACCGCATTGATGATCTTATCCTCTGACATCTGTGATGCCTTGACGAGCTTGTTGACTGCGGCCTGAACCCTTGCATAATCATAACCAGCCTTGGTCAGTCTGCTCTTGCGATCAACACCGTTGCCCCACTTGCCCGCAAGGACTTCCTTTGCAATGATATTGATGCTCTTCTTGCCGGCTGTCGGCTTTGCAAGTACGGATACGGCTCTTCTGCCTGCCAGCTTATTCCAGCTCGCCGCACTGATATAAGCCTTATTGAGATCAAGGCTGCTGTTGTAACCTGAGAGCTTGCCAACAGATGTATACTGCCTGATCAAGCAATTATACTTCCCCTCGTTCCATGGATGCTCCTGGTATCCGGTCTCAACATAGTCTGGGTACTGAGCCACCCACAGGCCATATCCAGCTTTCTTCACTGCGTCCATGGCGCTCTTCTGCACGTAGATAAGCGGCTTAATGCCTGTCTTTTTCTGTACGTAGCTGCACCACTGTAAGCACCATTCCAGATCCTTGACACCAAACAGATTGTTGTTCTTGGCTTCCCAATCCAGAACAAGTACCGCCTTGCCGATGTACTTCTTTACATACGCAAGGAAGTGGTCAGCTTCTTTCTGTGGATCTCCGCCATTTGCATAGTGGTATACTCCCAGAAGTTTTTTTCTACTCAAAACTTTATCGCAATGCGCTGCAAAGTATCTGTTCTTGTAGTCTGTTCCCTCTGTCGCTTTCACTATACAGAAGTCATACGCTATCTTACTGAGATCTATGCCGGCATCCCCCTGCCATGCACTGATGTCAATTCCATTCATTTCCCATCACGCTCCTTTCTCTCCATATCTCCGCCTCTGTAAAATCGCTTAAATATTTCGATCAGATAGTCCCATCCTCTGGTACAGATGAATGCAATAATAAAAGCACCAAAGAATACAGCTACAGGGTAATACCATAGCAGCCGAATATCGAAATATGATAATGCTACAAACAAGCATATCTCACATATGATGAGACTTGTTATAAGCACCTGAAAAGAGGTTGGAATCTTCTTCAGTATTCCAACCTCTTTTGTAAACTCTGTGATAACTGTGATTAACGTGCAAACTGCTGCAACAACCAATAATAATATTGCCAACTTGTCCATATAAATCTCCTTTCTATTCCTGATCATGTGCTGCTTTATTCAAATGCTTTTCCATCTTGTCGATTGCTTCTGTGACTGGCCCGTTACATCCAAGTTCCTTAAGACCTTTCAGGCATGCAAGTGTACCATATGTAAGCAGACACTGCTCTTCCTTCATCTTCTTAATCTCCGCATCCTGTTCATTCTGCCTGGAATACCATTTATATATTGATATTATAAGGCCACAAATGACCGTTATAGCACCAATCACTTTCCCGATTTCAATAATCGCACTCGCGTCTATATACATATTCCTGGCTCCTTATCATATATCAGTTGATAGTTCCACGGCGAATCTCGACTCATTATACTGCGTATTCACTGTTAAATATCGCTTGGTATCTATATCGAAGTCATAGTAAGTATAGTCATTACACTGTGGACCATACTTTATCCCATACAACGATTTAGATATTATATAGTCTAATACTACCGGGACGAGTAGCACTATATCTTTGGGTCCATAAGTGGCGTTGCCCAAACGTCCACTGTATGGACTTGTGATCGCCTCCATTCTGTCAGTATATGCAGCATTGCCGTCGGCATGGACATAGATAGTATGTTCCTCACCAGTTTTAATGTCGGTGCCTGCGTCGACTATGAACTGCATCTTTTCAGGGCTTGGACCCAATACTACACCTTTGGCAGTTATGACGTAGTATAGCTTCGCACTCATTGCGCCGACGCCATTTTTAGAACGTGACACAGGAATACTCTCTTTAAAATAGAAGTTGACCTGGCTTGACGTCACACCTTTAACTATGCTCAACATCTCTAAGGTCGAGCTATCAGCATTATATTTGAACCGGAATCCCGTTGTATTGTATGCGTCATCGCCTTTGTACAAGACCCAGTCGCTTCCAGATGTTATTGTGTAATATTTTAAGCCAAGAGCAGCAGCTATCTCCTGAATCTTCTTGTCCGTGATGTCCGATACCCAGTATTCGCTGTCAACCTCTTGTTTCCCTAACGCTATTGTTTCAATCCTTAAGCTCATCTATTCCTCCTGTTCTGGTAGTATCGTGTACAAATCGCTTATCAATCCATATGTGTAAGGAACTGTACGCGTAACTATCCCGTATGTGACTCCGCTCGGTATCTTTCTGACGTTGTCCGCCATTTTGTGCATATTATCTTCGACCGCCGTCTCAACACCCTTCTCCGTGATGGCGGCGGCAAGGTCTTCTCGTCCATCACGGCCAGATTTTTTTAGTTCCATCACCTTGTTCCGCAAGGACTCTATAGCTTCTTTATTGGAACTTACCTGTTTGACCGATGCCTGTACGTCTTTCCTGGCACGCTCGATATCATCTAACATAGTCTCGCATTTCTGCTGAATCTCAATATACCATGCCTGCTCCACAGGCTCTGGCGCTATATCTGTGCCGGACAATCCATCGACTATCTCCTGTTCTATTGATCTGACCTTCATAAGATAATTGCTCGATGCGAATTCGATCGAAAATGTCAATACTCCCATCGACGGGAGCGCTTCACCTGGAACTACCCAACCAAACAGCAGGTCTTCGTCACTGCGTTGCACGTTGATTACCTTATTGATGTCAGAATGCCCACCTGGTGCTATGTATAACACCTGTATGTTCTTAGTTGACAAATCTATGCCGTCCACATATCGTGGTATTTTAAATGCAATGTACTGCGAGTTGTTTTCTCCTGCTATCAGCGTTTGCTTCTTAAGCACCGAGATTCTCTTCTCTAAGGGATCTATGTCAAATATCATTGTGTCGGAATATGCATTCTCATGATTATATCCTTCTACATATTCATATTCCATGCGCTATCTCCTTTCTAACTCACTCTCTGCCAGGCATTGACTGTTATGTATGGTGGCATGATTTCTATTTCCTCGCCAGCGCCTACGCTGCCAGTGTTGCCATATCCCGACTCATCTGTCTTGAGTGCCTTTGGGCCAATGGTAATACTGTGTGTATGTGCTCCATCTGTCGATGTCCTAGATGTTCGAGCCCCTATGAGTCCCGATGATGTTGCCCTGTAACTCGCAGTTCCAGCGGCTACCTCCTTCACCTGCGAGAATGAATGACTATGATTGCCCGCCGTTCCGATAGTGGCGGTGTGTGTATGACTTGGGATGTTGTGCTGGTGGTTAGGTATTGAATGTGTATGTGGCGGCAGGTTGTCTTTGCCTATTTGTATGTACCTGTTTCCGCTTGTAAGCCCCGTCTTTTCTTTGTCGGCTGCATACAGGAATTCGCCTTTTATTCGGTTCCACTCGCCGCCAAACAGCTCCGCTGGATCGGTCGCTGCCATGCTCATATATATGCTGCCTACCGGATATATCGCATCTATGATTGACGCTGCAATACCTGCCAGCGGCTGCAAAACCGGAACAACTGACTCAACGCTTACTATGCTAAGCTCCTGTATTTTGATGTTGTACAGGACTACATCATCTGTTATCTCGCCGTTAAAGATATTGCCGCGTGTCACTGACGGCTTAGGTGGAGTTGCTGTGCTTGCCACTTCTATCCCTCTCGCTATGTACATTGATGCGCTCTCAACTCCGGTGCCTGTGTCCTTGGAATATCTAACAACAACTGCATCATATCTTGCCTTACCCTG